GGTGAATCGCTTGTATGTAACGTGCACATCCGTGCCATACAGGTTAAATTAAATGATAGTGCTAAGTATGTAGAACTGTCTGTAGAGTGCTTGCGGACGCGGGTTCGATTCCCGCCGTCTCCACCACAATATTCTTATTATTCAAGTAGTTAGCACTGGAAGGTTGTCATTGATCGGGGTATTTTGGGGCTGTTTTGGCACCGAAATGCCAGCATAATGACAACCTGCTTCTGCCAGGGCCAATACTCGCCCTACCCCAATCCACGCGGCCGCACTGCCATAGCGCTCAGCAATAAGCTCGGCCTCCTGCCAAGCGCTTGACTTGGATGAGTGGACGCTCCCCTTGACGAAGTTCTCTTCTCCATCTACCACCACCCCTACCTTGGGAATCCAATTTACGACATCACACATCTTCATAGCCTCTATGCAATAATGTTACTTGAAGTTAATTTTATTTTGCTCTAGGTTTTTGATTTTGAGTGCGAAGAAATCTCCCGGTTTTGCCAGCCACGAAGATGCTGTGTACCTCCACAGCTGGATAGAACATCTGTGTATTCCACCCATCCGGTCTGGCATTGAAAAGATTCATGAACTGGCGGCAGCGCATCACGCGTCACGCAAGAGCAGTATGTCAATGCGCAACTTCCTCCCGCTACTACGCGAGTACATAGATGGCCCAGTTAAAGACTGGCTTCTTGCTCACGGCGAAGAACCATTCACCTATTCAGAAGTGTTAGCCAACGAAGGAACGTATGGGACTAAGCGCGTCGAATCACTTCGGCTCGTTCGCGCCGCCGAAGAAGACTGGAGCATCTCGCTGCAGCATCCTTCGTTAGCCCATACTGCGTCCGCATTAGTGACTTTGGGCTACTTCTGTTGCGCCCATAAAGGCGACAGCGAAGAAGTCGTGTCAATAATCACCAGCCGCGGCGATAACGGAAAAATATCTACGGAAGTACGAGTTGTTCGCACTAAGCGCCGGGGTCGATCAACTTCAAGGTCGAAGAAAAAATTACCACCGTCAGTTGAAGCGCTAGATCTTCCAAACAACCGGCACTGCCGCGTTTGCAGTTGCCTAACCGAGCAGGCCGAAGAGCTGCAGCGAGTATTCAACGCACCGCAAGAAGGGGTCTGGAGCGAAAAAGTTCAAGCGCTCATCCGTGACGAACATACTCGATATCACACGCCTGGCTACAGCGACGAATATTGCGAAGCACACTCTCCCGAGCGCAACCCAGCCAATTACAAGAAGGCTTTGAAACGTAGGGATCTGTACCTTTGGGCCCGTAGACTCTTGATCGACGTCAGATATGAGCAAGGCCTATCGCCAGCGAACATCCACATCATCCGCGCAGCTGCCTTCCTGATAGTTGATCAGTGCCCAGGTAAGAAACTAATCAGAAGCATGCCGAGCATTGTTCAAGGTTATTTAGAAGCCGAAACACTTTCTCGTGGACTGCCAGGTGAGGCAAGCAAGCTCTATATTGAGATCGCCGCGTCGTTCAGTCATGCCAATCATCCCTCTCGGGACTTCATCCATGGCTTGGGCACGGCGCGCGCTGGTAAGCTATTTGATGCAGCCCGGGCCTGCAATGCGATTACAGACAGGGAGCTAGGGCTGATGTCTTCCGGATTTATATATGATCCGATGCGCACTTTACTGATGCTCGGCGGATATGTGATTGGCACTTTTGACGACGAGGATGTAATGGGCGAAATGTAATTTCGACCTTTTGCGAAGTGCCAGATGACGCTATGCTGCTGATTAAGTTAAGTCAATATCGAAACCAATTTGGAGAACCATGAGCAATTTCACCTATAACCGCGGCGTTTGGCACGACGGAACCCCACTTGCTGAATGGGGCGATAATGAAACCCAGGAAGAATATTTCGAACGACTGGGCTATCAATACTATCCTCGGGCCGCTTCGTTCGGACATCCCGACGGCGCCAATGTCGAGATTTTTGAGTCCAAGGACCACAAGACTTTTATAGCCACAGTGTGCCCAAACGGCAACTGGGCGGATCAGGTCTTCCTCCCGGACTTCCCGAGCTTCATGATGTTTTCGAGAGATTACGGCACATTGTTCTCTGCAGATTCGGCGAACGAACTCTTGCGCGAGATCTCCAAGCTGCAAGAGAAAACGTTCCAAGCTCAGCACGGCCACTCGGCGCATGCTATTTGCCAAACTTGCGATCCTGAAGGATGGGAAGCGCAAAGAGAATGGCGCGCTAAGAATAGGCAAACTAAGGTCGCCAGCTCGGCCGACTGAACCTCTCTAATCAAACAGTTGGCTGATTAGTGTCGCGGGCCTTGTCAGCATTACCCTTTCGATGCCGGCGCCGCATTTCGGCCCGCTCGGTCTTCCATCGTCACAAATTTCCCTCAACTTCAAGATCGTAATGCTCATTACTCGAAAATGAAAAAACCAAATCAACTCTTCGGCAACATCAAGATTGGGGGCACTAATGTGCATGTGATGGCCTGTCGAGATATCGATAATCAAAACGAAATTATGTTTCATTTGTGGGAGCAGTCCGCCGAATCCGCGAGAGCCCTACGCTGCGTACTCGTGCCAAATGGTGACGGCATGCTCCACGGCTCAGTAGTCAACTTTTACCGGGCCGACGACAGTGGTGCTCTGAGGCTTCCAAATCTTACAGAAGAAGAAAAAGCAGAGCTACGCTCGTTAAGAATTGTCGTGAAGCTCGACAATGACAAGTGCGAAGGACACTGGTCTAGCAGTAATGAAAGCGGAAACATCTCGCTAACCAAGTTTCCTGGCGGAGGTAGAGTTCAAGCCACACCACTAGAATCTTGGTCCGATTTTAAGGCTTGGGCAATGCGTGCAAGGACTGAGCACAATATTGAATTGTTCAGAGGTCACGGCGACAGTTCATTCCCGCTTTGCACTACATTCCATCGAACAGGGCGTCAAATTTTAACGAAGTACTGCGACTTTACATTGCCAGAGTTTCGGTCGCATGTAGAGGCAGCGCTCGGAGTGCGCCTTAACGAAGACAGACGTGACTTTGGCACGCTGCTTGCACTGGCACAACACCACGGTCTGCCCACTCCTATGCTCGATTTTACAAAGTCGCCATATATCGCAGCGTTTTTCGCTTTCTCAGATGCGATAGAGCAGGACCGTCCCGACGCAACCCATGTCCGAGTGTTTGGCATTACAGAATCGGCATTGGCGTCTTCGACACCCAACATTGTCAGCCTTACGGCCGGCACTCCAATCATTCAACGGCTGTCCGTGTCGCCAATCAATAATCCACGTCTGTACGCCCAACAAGGTCAATTCCTCGTCACTAACCTTACAGACGTGGAACTTTTCATCACTGAGAATGAACAGACAAACGAGATGCGCACATTGTACGCAGTTGATGTTCCCATTTCCGAAGCCGTCACCGCGCTGGAAGATTTGAAGTACATGGGTTTGACCGCAGCGACGATGTTTCCAGGCCTAGACGGGGCCTGTAGGATGATGCGGCACGATATGCTATTCAAAGCTAAACGCGTCGAATCCGCAGAGCTTGGGGAACAGTCTCAGCAGCTCAAATTGTCGTCGCCAAACTGATTGTGCAACCTACAAAGCGCAGACGTCTGCACTAAGGCTGGAGATACATTGCACGCTCAGCCCTTCGGCGCGTCGTCAGGCCAGGCATGGCTGCCCCGCCCGCTTTATTCCAAAGCAGGAACTTGTCAGCCGCAACCCGGTACTCCCGCCTCGCGGTGCTGCGGCAAACAGAACTGAGTCCGAATGCCCTTACACCGATGTTGTACGTCAGCGAGGTACACGCCGCCTGGCGCGGCGGCGCTTCGAGCAGAAGCTGGGGGCATGCCCGCAGCACCGCCACCAGCACGCCACCGACGCGTCGCTCCAGTTGGGCTTCGGCCTGATCGAGCGTCCACCACATGCCCTCGGTGACACCGTCCGTCTCGCCATAGCCAATCGTCCATGGCGCCCCATCCAGTTCACGCATGGCAGGCGGGATTTCCGCCTTGCCCTGCATGTACGCAGTCAGGATGCGCGCTTTGCGCATCACGACCGCGAGCGGCGATGCTGGGTCAGGATAGGCGCGAAGCGACAGGCCCTCGCTGGGCCTGATCAGTCCGCACGCCAGGTCGAGTGCCGCGCTCACGACTTCTTATCCAGCACGCGGCCGACGAACCAGAACGACAGAATGCCCGTCAGCAGCGCGCGGTCTTCCTGGTCATACACCTGCAGCACGGCCTGCCACACGCTGCCGCCGGCATTCAGCGCCACGGCAAACAATGCCACCTTGGCCAGGCCATAGAGGATGAGCATGTAATAGGTCGTCACCGGCCGCACTAGGATGTTCAGGGCATCGACCCACCAGACCCCGGTCAGCTGTGATTGACCCACCAACGCGCCCTTTTGCGCATCGAGCAGCGCCAAGGTTTGCGCCGCATCGGTTGTCAGCTGGATCTCGTCTTTGCGCGCCGTAGCGCGAGACTGTTCCAGCTGCAGCTGGCGGTCCAGCATGGCCAGCTCATGTGCGTTGTCGGTGTGCTTATTCAGCAGGCCCAGCAGCTCGGGCAACAGGCGCATGAGGCCGCCGCCCAGCATCGTCAAGAGGGAGATAATCATTTGAATCCTTTCGTAGAACCGTATGCCGCCACCAGCACCAGGGCGGCGATGATGGCCTTCCAGACAACCGCCCAGACCCCACGGCCGATATCGCCGTAAAACCGCTCGGTCATGCGCTGTTCCATTTCGTCGACGATAGCTCGCACATCATCGTCACTCAGTTTGCGTTCTTCTGGCATTGCGCCCTTTCAGAAAAAGAAAAGCCGCCCTATGGCGGCTGGTTGCTAAATACCTGCCGAGCGCTGGCAGTGGTTCCGATCAAGCCATTCGAGGAACTTGCATAAGAGACAGCCCCAGCGCCGTCCTGCAGCCCGCGCTCTGTCCGCGCGGCTGCTGACGGTCTCATCGGGATTTCCATTCAGGGCAGCGTTGCCCAGCTGGTCGTGAGCGACGGCCATCACCCACGCCTTGTCGGGGTCTTTCCCAATCAGGTAGAACATGCGCCAGGCCGCGAGCAGCGAGGCAGCCAGGCAGATCGGATAAATCGCCAGCAGCCGTATCCTGGTCACCAGGGCGAGCCGCAACTGGCGCAGCGCAGTCGCGCTGGCCAGCTCGAACTCCCCGACCATCAGATCGGCCAGAGCGCCGTCTGGGCTTGGCCAGCCAGGATCAGCGCTTCTTCCAGTTCTGCCACCGAGACAGATACCGGAGTGTTATCGGCCAGTATCCACATCGTGTCGGCCTGCCCCGCTGCATCCAACGCGGTGATCGCCCTGGTCATCCGCCCCTGGCTCACCTCGTCGCCATCGAAGATACGCCCACTGGCGGTCGTGACCTTGATCGCCCGCACGCGTTCTTCACGCTCGCGCTTCAACTCTTCGCGGGACTTCGGCGCCGGCGCCGGCGGCTTGAACTCATCGCCGTCTTGTTCATCACCGATCATTGCCGTATCCGACCGGATGGCGCCAATCGAAGCCGCAAACCCTGCGTCGCAGTGAATCGCGTTGACCACCACGCCACCATCAACGATTACATATCGCATCAAACAATCCCCCAAATTTGCAGCGCGCCGTCGCCGCCTTTTTTCCCAAAGCCCCCGCAACCACCGCCCGGCTGTTGCCCGTCCATGGCGTACGCCGCTCCACGAATACGCAGCAACGCTGTCGCACCAGCCGGCGTGTTACCGGTCGTGGAGGTGTAAGTCAGCGAAAAGGTCAATGCCGCATTTCCCGCCCCAGCGGAAACCCGCGCCGCCCAGTTCGTCATCTGCATGCCGTTACCGGTGTTGTAGTTGTAATACCCGTTCGGCAGCACTTCGGCGAACGTCGCGCCGGCCAGAGAGAAGGTCGGCACGCCACTTGGCGACCCGGAATACCCGTTGATGCAGGTCGCCGCAAGGAGCAAGTCATCAACGGCAACATCGATGGCACCAGTCGCAACGGAGTAGGACGTACCAGCAGTGTTATCAGCACCGCCAACCACGCTTACGGTTGGCGTCGAGCCATTCGCGGCTTTGACCAGGTACGATGCGACGACAGATTCCGAGAATCCCGTACCCGTGACGCTCACCGCCGCGTCAGAACCCGCCATTACGCGCGTGAACACGGTGACGCGACGAACGCCCGAGTTTGCGCCGAACGTTCCGACACCGCCGCTATACGAGCCAGCAAAGGTCCATCCTGCAGGAGTGGCGGGCGTCGCATCTGTTGAATGCGAAGTGTAGGTAACGATGATGCCAAGGTCGCCAGCCAGCGCGCCAGCTGCGGCTAGGTTGACGGTTACACCGGCCGTCAGATTAGGCGTTGGCGTGCCCTGGATCTGCATAACGGCAAAGCCGCCCCGACCGCCTTGCCCACCGTTGGTCGACGTCCCGCCGGCGGGATTGTCGCCGATGCCAGTCGACGTGGACCCGCCAGCTCCGCCGTTAACACTGAAGCCTCCAATGTTATAGCCACTGCCGCTATCGCCGCCGCCAGCGCCACCATCCACCGATTTGCCCGCGCCTCGAACGCTGACCCCTGCCGGGAAGCCGCCGCCGATCGAGTTGTCTACGAACGCCGTCCCGTCTGTGAACTGGGCCGGAGCGCCGACAGTACCAGCACCGCCAGCACTCAATGCTCCGCCGCCCCCTCCAGGCGCCCCCGAGTTAGCGCCACCGCCACCGTACGCTGTCGCCGTATGGAAAACTGTACTTCCGCCCACCACTCCAGGCGGACCACCGGCTCCAATCAGCACCGAAACAGCCGCAGGCAGCGCTGAGGCCTTGAAGCTAAGAGGGATACGCACGCCGCCGCCGCCGCATCGCGCTCCTACAGAATTGTGAGCTAAGCTCCCCGCCTCACGGCCACCACCAGCGCCCCATGCGAAACCGGAAAATGCCCGGTAGCCGGGCGGTTTGATGAACGTGCCCGACGATAGGAATTCCTTGAAGAAGGGGTTCACCACATAGCTGTTCAGCGCTGCGCCATCGCACTGGATCAGGCGCAGCTCGCCCGGATACACCACGAACGACGACAGCCCGTCGATGGTTTCAGCACCGGCCGGATCGAGCGTCACATCCCCATTGCCGCCATTGCGATACCACACAAACCAGCCGTTGCCCAGATTGACGGCGCTGTCGAAGGTCTGCGTGAACGTGCCGGAAGTCACTTCGACCACGGCCTGCTGGTCAGAAAACACCAGCTGGGTATTCGCCGTCCGCGCGATGCGCTTCACCGCGGCGCTGGCGATGCCTGGATCACCCTTCAGGCCACGCACGCCGGCAATGCTGATATTCCAGTTCGCTCCATTGCCTGCGCCGCCAACATCAGTGACCGCAATGGTCAGCGCCACGCCGGCATACGCCTTCACCGTACCCGCCATGTATCGTGCCGGGTTGTCCGCGTCGACGGCGATGATCGGCGCATTGATCGCAAATTGCTTGCCGGCTGCCACAGCGAAGACTTTGTCGCCCGCTCCAATGGTGAGATTGGACGGGCTGCTGGTGATGACTTGCGTGCCCGCCGCAGCGGCCGCGCTGATGGCCGCGCTGCCTGCGCTCGCTGCTGCTGCATCAGCGCTCGCCGCTGCAGCGGTGGCCTTGGTGACGGCGATATTGGCCTGTGCGCCGGATGCCGTCGCGCTGTTCGCTGCAGCCACCGCGTTACCGTAGGCATCGATAGCGTTGTTGTAGACGTTCGTGGCGAGCGCCGCGAACTGTGGAACCGCGTCGATCACCCAGGACACGAAATCGTCCACGCGGTCCTTGAAAGTGGCCCGGTCACCGCGCTGAGGCTTGACTGGACCGGGGGTCATTGCAGGAGGTTGTACTTGAGCCATTAAATCAGTCCTTGCATGGTAAAGCGAAGCGTGCAGCGATCGCTGCCGTTGTAGGTGATGGTCCCGCTGCCCAGGCCGAAGCCGCGCAGGCCCGCGTATTCCGGATTTGCGCTGGCACTCCAGACGCAAGGAACCGCCTGCAGGCGCTGAATCGCCGCGAGCACGGTGCGTGCTTCCGATCGTTCCAGCACCGCTGTGACCTCCATATCGGTTACGTTCGGCCGCTTTTGGATCTCGGTATTGCCGAAGGAGTCGGTATCGATGTAGCTGTAGGTGCGCGGCGACACTTGCGCATCGGCGAGCGTCTGGCCGAGGGGAATCATTTCCCCAAACGCCAGCAGCCCGCACTTCACTGGCCCGGTGACCTTGGTCAATCGGACCGTAACTTCGCACTTGTAGTACGGATCAACACCGTTCACGAGCAGCTCAGTCATCGGAATGAAGCCGCCCCAGAAGTACTCGTCGTAGTCCCCTGGTCGGGATGCCTCCAGCTCTTGGGTCATCTCGAAGATCACCGTGCCGCCGGTCTTATCCTTGACGGAGATGGATACCGCGTCGGCATCCATTCCGGCCAGGTAGAGATCCCTGCAGGGGCCAGGTCGCAGCACTACTTCCAGAGGCGAACTGGCCACCGTCTGTGTGTTGACCTGGTTGTCGAACATCAGCCAGCGATTGCTCGACTTCTTGTCCACCCACCAGGCGGGCGCGCCGGCTTGGTTCTCAAGCAGGGCCGGATCGTGATTCAGGTTGCCGTCCTTGCCCGAGGCGTAGACGTGGTTCGTAGTGGGACTTCGGCAAAGCTCCCCCGCCGCGTAGGTCTTGGTCTGATCCCACAGCAGCACCGTCTCGGGGACGGTGCTGCTGACGAGCATGTCGCTGGTGATATTGACCGGCTCCAACACGCTTAATACTGCTGTCGTCATGTTCTCCTTTCTCAGCCTGCGAGCTGTACCAGCAATGGCCGCGCGCCGTTCGTCACCATCAGCGGCCCGCCGTTTGTGGAGATCCGCTGCAGCAGCTCCGCCGTCTTGCCGGTGCCGCCCTCAACGTTCTCCATTACCTTCTGCAGCCGCTCGATCAGCCGGCCCAGCGCCGCGAGTTGCGCTGCCACTTCACCGTTGTCGGATCGCAGCAGCGCCTGCGTTTGCTGGGCGTTGAAGATGCGAGAAGGCCCGGTGACTTCCAGCTCGGGACCGTTCTCCCCCACTAGCCGCAGGCCGCCCAGGTGATCGCCACCTGTTGCGAATCCCGGCACGCCATGCGCCCTCAGCCAGTCAGCCCAGGAACCGCTACCTTTGGCATCAAGCTCGGGCTGCGCGCCCTTGATGAAATCCGCGATTTCCGCGTTGTCGACACTGGCGCCGAATGCATTGGTCCAGAACTCCAGACCCGCCGCGTCCGGATCGCGCCCCAGCACCGTCTTGTACAGATCGGTAACGGTGAAGTTCGTCTGCCCCGGATTGCTCTGGCTGGCACCGCCCTTCACGGCCGCTAGCGCCGCCGCGAATCCAGCCATCGCCGCATTGAGCGACTGCACGCCCTGATTGATGCCCAGCAGCTGGTCCAGTTGCGATTTCGCGCTATTGGCAATCTGATCCAGCCGCTCCAGTTGCTTCTTGTAGGCCTGCTCCAGGCTCGTCTTCTGCTCCTGCAGCGAGTCGAGCATTTGCTGCTGGACCGACACCTGGCCGTCCGTCAGGTCGGCCAGGGCAGCGATATCGCCGGCCGTCTTGTAGTAGTCACGCTGGTATTCATCGAACGACGAGAACTGTTTGCTCGCGTCGCGCGACAACACCGCCAGGACATCCTTGAACTTGTCAGCATCCGGCAGGCCACCACCGGCGCGGGCTTTCGCCAGCGCTGCTTGCAGCTCGGCCTGCGCGGCCAACCGATCGGCACGTTCAGCACCCGGTGCTTGCATTCCGCTGAGCGCGCCTCGCAGCGACTGCGACAGCGACTGCAACTTGCCCAACGCACCTGACGCGGAGTCAATCTGAGCCTGTAGCGCTGCCGCTTGCTGCTCGTGCGTCGCCGTGGCCGCGTCCTTCTCGGCGCTAACTGACTGCTGCAGCTGATCGAGCGCCGCGTTCACGCCTGTCTTCAGCGCATCCGTTACGCCGTCGATCTTGCTTTGCGCCTCGGCCAACGCATCGGCCGCGGAGCTCGCCGACTCTTTCGTTTCGGCCAGGTAGTCAGCCACGGTTTTGAACGTCGGCGCCAGCGCGAGCAAGGCCGCGTAGGTCTTGGTCCCGGCGTCCGTCGCCAACGCACCGGATTGCGCCAGCTGGAGCACAGCAGCCTTGTAGTCCGCTGCCGTCGTCAGGCCGGCATACCCCAGCTCCTCCAGGCGCTTATTCAGCTCCCTTTGGACCGGCTCGATTTGTTCAGCCTTGCTCAGGAAGTTCTGCGCGAAGAACTGGCTCTGGCTGGCCAGTGCATCAGCACCGCCGGCCAAGTCGATCAGACGCTTGCGCGCTTCCTCGCTGGCCAGGCCAACCGCACCGAACGCCGTGCTGGTCGATACACCCAGCGCCTCGATCACCGCGTTCGTGGTCCGGAACTCCAATGCAACGCGACTGAGCGCCGCGCTGGTGGACTCGGTCGAGCCCTTCAGCTGCGCCAGCTCCTGCAGCGACACCGTGGCGCCAAAGATCGCTGCGCCGCTATCCCCGAGCGCCTTGCGGAAGTCGAGGATGGCCGCTGCCTCGCTGGCCAGCTCCGGAGACGAGCCCTTGAAGTTCTCCAGTAAACTGGAGAGCCCCGGTGCAATGCCTTCGAAGATGACGTTCAGGCGCTGCTTGAAGACCTCGTCCAGCTGACCGGTCGCGTTAGGGTTCGCGCCTTCCTCGCCCGTGTGCGCGATGAACGAGTTGCTGCTGACCGCGGTGGTCACGGACGCCTTTTCGGTATCGGTCAGGAAGCCGGCCAGGGCATTGTCCACCTGTGTAACGGTGTTGATGAACCCTTGCACGGCATCCTGCTGGCTGCTCATCCAGAAGGAGCGCGACACCCCAAACGTGCCGAAGGCGCCAGTGCCATGCCCATCGATATACGACTGGTCCCACTTGCCCTCGTTGCCGCGCTCATTGATGCTGATATTGCCGGCTTGGTTATTGCTGGCAAAGGTCAGATGCGTGTCCTTTTCCGGACCGTCACCGAAAATGCCGCTCATACCGATCAGGGCCGCCGCACCCATCGCCGCCCAGCCCCAACCAGGAATTGCCGCAATGGCGGTGCTGATGCTCGACCCCAGGCTCAGGCCGCTGGCGACGGCGCCTGCACCAGCAGAGTCGGCAGCTGCAGCCGCCTCATACGCAGCGATCGCCTCCCCTGCGGCGGCGCCCTGCGACAGTCCGGTGCCAATCGCGGAGATATAGCCCGATCCGACCAGGTTGCCGATGCCGGTGACCGTGCCACCCACGCCGGCAAAGGTGTTGTACAAGTTCCCCAGGCCAGATGCGGTCTGCAACGCGCTGACCGGCGCGCTGCCGCCGCCAACCGAGCCGGTGACAACGCCCTGGATGGTTGGCCGCAGCACCGTCGTCTTGAACATGTTGACGCCGGTGTCGAGCAGGTTCCTCAGGAAGCCCTTGCCGCTCTCGAAGCCACGCATGAGCGCGTCGGTGAGCGAGCTCTCGATCTGGTCAGCCGTGCGCTTCCACGCCTGCTCTGTCTGCTTGGCGGCCTCAACGCCCGCCTCTTTCATCGCGCCTTCGCGCTTGGCCGACGCCAGATCCCGCAGCAACTTGGCCTGCTCGCGGTAAGTCGCGGACAGAACGCCGGTCAGGTCGACCGTCTCGGCCAGAGTCGCATTCTGTTCCAGCGTCGCGGCCTGGTCTTCCAGCCGCGCGGCAGCCAGGTCAGTCACGCCCTGAGCGTTGAGGCCGATCTGCTCGTTGTAGTCCTTCTGCGTGGTCAGTTGCTGCTTGAGCGCATCGCGTTTGCCTTGCTCCTGATCGATCAGGTTGGCGTAGGCATCGGCAGCAGCGCGCGTGCGCTTGACTTCCAGCCCGAACAGTTCGTCTTCCAGCTCGATCTGCCGACTCGCAGCCTGGGCATCAACCTGGGCGATCTGGCCACGCAGCGCCGCCTGATCCTTCAGACTGTTCTGCTTGGTCGCCGTCAGGGCTAGTTCCTGCTGCAGCGCTTCCTTCTTCTTGGCCAGCGCCGCCAGTTCGATTTGGGCGTTGGCCTCAATGTAGTCTTTGTCGTTCACCAGGCCGGCGGAGTGAGCCGTGTTGAGCATTGCCTGGGACCGCTTCTGCACCTCCTCCTCGATGGTGCTGCGCCGCTTCAGCGCCTCGATCTGCGAATCGACGCCATCGTTGAAGATGTCGGAGTATTTCTTGCGGATCTCGCCAATGCGCGCCTCGATGTCCGCCTGCGACTTGCCGGCAGCAGCGCCCGTCACCCGTGCCTTGGTGATCTCGGTTTCCAGCTGCTCCTGGCGCGACTGGTACTTCTCTCCCTCCTTCAGCCAGTCGATGCGGGCCGCCTCCAGCTTATTGGCAGCGGCCTTCTCATCGTTGGCTTTGTTCTGGTTCGCGATCTGCGCCTTGAGCGCCGCTTCCTCTTCGCGCAATCCAACCAGGTTGCGCTTCGCATCGGGCGCATCGATGAAGCTGTACAGCTTGCGCTGCGTGGTCTTGATCCGCTCCTGCACGCCATCCAGCTTTTGCTGCAGCGTGTCCTCGCGGCCGATGTTGAGCATCGCGTCCCACGCCTTTTTCGCCACGTCCGTGGTGCTGGCCCACGCACGCTCAATGGTGCCCAGGTTGGACGTAATCGCCTTGCTGCGCTGACCCATCGCTTCGGCGTAGGTCTTCTGCGCCAGGTCGGCAGCTTCATCCTTGCGGCCCTGCTCTTCGAGCGCCTTGATCTGTTCATAGACGGCGGCCGTCAGGAAGTGGTACTGCTCGTTCAGGCGTTCAGTTGCCTGCAGCGGAGACTTGCCCAGTTCGGCAAAATCCTTTGCCGTGTCCTGCACGCTAACGCCGATGGCCTTGTTTGCCCGTAGAGCAACGTCGGCGAAGCGCTCCAGGTTCGCTGCCGCGACCTGCCCCGTGCTGGCCAGCGCGGCGATTGCCTCGGCCGCCTGGCCTTGCGTGCCCACCGACTGGCTGATGTTGCGCGCCATATCGGCCAGCTGGCCCGCCGTCGTGCCCGCAGCATTGCCGGTCAGGATTAACGCGCGGTTGTAGGCATCGGCCTCTTTGCTGCCCTGGTTGTAAGCCACCGCCAGTACGCCGGCAGTCGCCGCCGCGATCGTCAGCGGATTCACCAGGCCGACGATGTAGCCGCCCAGCGCGCGTGCGGCGGCGCCCGTGCTGCCGAAGGAATCGCGCAGCTGGCCGCCCTGTTGCAGGAAGACCGTCAGCGGCGCCTGCCCTGCCTGCAGCGAGGTGACGATGTCCGTCACCTGCGCCGGCACCTGGCGCAGGGCAGCTGCCGTCTGTCCAGCCGACACACCTACACTGCGTTGCCCCTGGTTCACGGCTTCCAGCTGATCCAGGTATGGCCGCAGCGCGTCGGCGTTTACGCCGCGCTGATTGGCTAGCGCCTCGAAATACTGGCGCGATCCACGCGAGCCCGCTTCCATTGCGGCGGTCGTGCGCTGGATGGAGCCGATCAGGCTACGCGTCGCCGCGTCGACGCGGCCGGCGGCTTGGCCACTGCCGCTGCCCAGGTTATCGAGCGCGGCCGAACCCTGCTGCCCCAGCGTCTGCAGTGATCGGCCAGTACGGGCAACGGCGCCTTCCGCGCGCTGCAGGCCGGTCTCGACGCCGCTGGAATCGACCGACAGCTCAATGCTGGCGGCGCCCACCGAATTGGTCATAGACACCTCATAAAAACGCCGCCTCGGGGGCGGCTATTCTTTCTCACGCATGGCTTCCAGCGCCGCGAACTCCATCAACCGGAGGTCTGCCTCCATATGGTCGTATTCGCTGTCCGAGAGCCTCATGCGGTCCATCTTGCGCATGGCGACGCCGTAGTCGAGCCCAAGAGGGCCGCCCATCCCGACGCGCCATTGCGTCTGCATGTAGAGGAAAAGGTGATAGACCTGGGCGTTCTCCTCAAACACGACCAGCGTCTTCGCGACGTCGTCCTCGGTCAGGCCCCACGACTCCAGCTCTTCGCGTGAAGGCGGCTTCTCGTACATGGCCGAGGCGACGTCCCTTAGTTTTTTGCGCGCACCTCGGCAACGGCCTGCGCGTAGACTCGCGCAATGCGCTGCAGCGAGCCGGGGAACTTGTCCTCCAGCTGCAGCAGGCTTTCCTTGTTGAATTCGTCCTGCAGCTCCCAGCCGTCCGCGATCAGCAGCACCTGATCGGCCAGCATCTCGTCATGGCGACGGTAGTTTTCGGAGGTGGAGATGCGGGCCGGCGCCGCGTCCGGATTAGCAGCGCGCTCGGCCTGCTCTTTTTCGATCTCGGCCTTGATGGCCGCTTCGATTTCGGCGGTGCGCTTGTCGGCCATTTCCGCGAACTGCGAGCGGGTGCGGTAGATGAAGCGGACCGACAGCTTATCGGTCGAGCCATCGATCAGAATGATTTCAACTGGCTTGGTGAAGTGCTTTGGATTGCCGCCCAGGGTGATTTTGGTTGCCATGGTTGTATTACTTTCGTATCAGGGAAAAAGACCCGGCAGGAGCGACCTGCCAAGCATGAAAGCCCGCCGGAAGCGGGCAGGAGGCAAAGCGGGTTAGTTCGCGTAGCGAACCGGGCGGGACTGCAGGCTGAACGACGACTTCACGGACATCACTTGGCCCTTGGTCAGCGACGGCGTCTCGTCCAGTGAGAAGATGCCGTTGTAGAGCAGCGAGGAGCCGTTCGGCAGCGCGACAACCAGCGCACGCGGTGCACGCTTGTCAGCCGCATCCTTCAGGGCGATGTAACCCGGCAGAGTCGGATCGTCCGCGATCGTGATCGCCAAGGACTGCGCGCTGGCCTTGGTCGGCAGCTGGGTTTCGAAGTCGTTCTCCAGGAACTCGTACTTCGTGAACTGCATCTCGCCGCCCGAGCTGTTGGTGTCCAGGATCTGCTGGATCTGCTGGCGGGAAGTGATCTTGCGAACACTGCCGGCGCCGCCGCCTGGCACGAAGCGCTGATTATCGGAAGTATCGATACCTTCCAAGGTGAAGCCGCCAGCAGATTGCGCCGAGACACGCACGATCCGGCCATTGATCTTCGACCAGCCCGAAGTGACTTCGACCAGGTCGCCGTTGGCCAGATTGTTGCCAGGTGCCGTGCAAACGGCCTGGGCGGCATTGGAGATAGCGGTGACCGCGATCGCGGCGCCATACTGGGTTGCGAGGGACAGCGTTGCGCCGTCCGGCAAAGAAACTGCCATGGGTATTTCCTTTCGGGCAAAAAAAAGGCCGCTGGATTAGCGGCCGGGTTGCGCCCATGTCGGGCAATTGGGAATGTCAGCGTTGCGCTGACGATGAATCAGGAGTCACACCAGACGTTGAAGTCCTGCCTGGCACAACGAAGGCCCGTTTCCGGGTCGAAGTCAGTTGTCGGTGCCCCCAGGGCCGACGCCTGAAGTCCAGCCGATGCCCGCAAGGCGGCACTGGCGGCGAACAGCACGGCTTTTGCCTCAATACGGGTCTTCGCCCAGACAGCAAGCTGCACCCGTGCGTTCTGCAAGGCAGGCATCGAGCCGTCGAGGAAACCAAGGGCTTGGCCACCGACGTCCTGATACGTGATGTATGGCGCCGCAGCACCGGCAAGCGCCACATCCGGATAGACGCGGCCAGCGACCAGGTCCTTCAGCGCCGTGTTAATCAGAGACTCTTCGCTCATGCAGCACCTCGTAATTCAAGCAACGCCTGCCCCATGCGCGCCTTACCAGCGGCAATCGCCAGCGGCATTGTTGCCAACGATGGCCGCAGGAACGGATGGGCCGGCGCCCGCGCTGTGCCGAACTCCACCATATGGCCGTATGGCGCTTTGCGGTGATTCCAGCTGATGCGATAGAGCTGCCGTGTCGGCCCCGATTCCTCGGGCGAGTAGGCACGGTAGATCGCACGCTGCAGGCTCCCAGGCGAGAACAAGTAGCGCACACCGGTCCGCTTCGAATCGCGGCCGTAGAAGAAGTGTGCCGCCTCCGAGATCGGCGCACGCGTGCGGGCGTCGTCATAGACCACTTTCGCCATCGCGGCGACACCCTCCAGCGCGACATGGCCGCGCACGCCTTCACCAAACTCTTTCAGCTGCTTGGCCAGACCTTCGAGCTGCGAGAGGTTGATGCGAAACGTCATGCTCTCCTCCGCGAGCACATCAGATGCAAAGTGCCGTCACTGCGCCGCAGCGGCGCCACGATCTGGTACTCGTCGGCGCCATGAAGCACGCGCATGCCGGCATCGATGCCTTCACGCCCCCGGATGACGATCCGTGTCTGCACCTGGCTCTGTTCGGCGCCGGCGGACAAGAATTCACGTCCGCTGATGTCACGCACTTCGGCCCAGAGCTTGCCGTCGCCAGTTGCAACGACGTTGACCCAGTCCAGCACAGGCTGGCCGGCGGCGTCCTGCGTATCCACCTGGCGCTGCAGCAGAACGCGCTTGTTGAGGCGATAGGCGAGACTCATTGGTAGCTCCTGCAACCGTCGAGCAGTCGGTCGATGAAAGCTGATTGCGGCGTCGCCTTTTCGGCCATGGTCACCGGGTCGAACTGGTCGACCAGCTTGGCCAGGATGTACAACTTCACAGCGTCTGGCGTAGCGGCCGGTGTATCGCCGTACCCACTGTCCACCGTGATGACAACCGCGTCCATGCTGCCGTCAGTGTCAGGCCATGGCCCAGCCACACCACGGGCCAGTACGAGCCTGCTCTCGTAACGTGTACGGACGATGCGAGTCGTCGCCGGGTCCAGCTCGCGAGCGATGCCCTGCTGGTCGTAGTACTCGATCTTCGTCACCGCGATCGCCGGATGCGGTAATTCGATGGCGGTATCGAAGCGAGGCAGAATGACCTGCAACGTTTGCTGCATTACGCATTGCCCGATTTCGTGCTCCAGTTCCGCCGTGATGCCTGCGATCCAATTGGAAATCTGGCTGTCGCACTCGTCGCCATCGATCCGCAAGTTCTGCTTGGCGTCAGCCAGGTCTACCGGAAGGCAAACCGGGGAACCAATGCGCACGTAGCTCATTGCGGCTCGGCAGAGACCGGTGCAGCGGCGGCGTCAGATGCTGTGGCGACGGCAGCCTGGTCGCCACCATCGACCGTCGCATCCACAGGGCCTGCTTCAGCTTCGCCATCCCCAACGTTGCTGGCGGGGTTGCTTTTGCGGCCCTGCGATTTTGGTTTGACGACGACAACGACATCAGGTTTGATAACAATTTCATCCTCCACGACGGTGACCGTGTTGGCGACACTATCGGCCGGGTGAATGTACTCCGCGGCGCCGCAGTCTTTGACCAGGTGTTCGGCAAAGTCCTCCGAAGTGCTCAACCTTGCGCCTTCAGGCAGAGTGCCGTAAGCGTGGGTCACAGTGGTTTTCAGGATCAGTACTTGCACAAGGCTCATTTCAGTCTCCAGTGCAGACGTCTGCACAAAATGGGCCGGTTGAACCGGCCCGTGATTGATTAGGCAGGCACCAGGTCGCCGTAGCGGCAGCCGGCCGGTTTGTCGACGGTCTGCGCCACGCGGCGGGAAGCGCGGATGGTCACCAGGCCGTTCACGAAGTTGTCACCGTCCGAGTCAGACAGGTCCAGGGTGATGCCTTCGCGATACCAGAGGGTTACCGCCTGGCGCAGTGCGCCGACCCAGACCTTGCCCGCTGGCATAGCGGTGCTGGCCACGACCGGCAGGCCGAACAGCATCGGCACGACGTTGGCGCCAGGCTCGCCCAGCAGGTAGCGTCCGGTGTTGTCCTTGGCCAAGCGCAGGGTCCACCAGTCGGCGGTGTTCAGGATGATCACTTCCGCCGGGATATCCGCCGTCGCGCAGTCGCCGATCATCTTGCCGATAATATCGAAGCGATTGTTCGCCAGGCCTGCCGCCGCCAGCGAAGCCGCCGTGTAGCCGTGCGCCACGTAGTTGCCGGCAGCCGTCAGGCCGGAAATGTTCGGCGATGCGCCGTTACCCGCGATCAGCTGGTTCTCAACTTTCAGATCGACGCCGTACACCATGCGGCGGTTGATATAGGCCGCCAGCGCGGCGTTGTCCATGGCCAGCTGGCGCGAAATCTTGATCCAGTGCGCCACCGTGGACACCGGCATGGAGCCCGGCGTAAAGGTGATGCTGGTCTGTGGGATCACGGTGCCTTCGGTCGTTTCCGCTGCCCCGTTGGTGAACACGTTCTCGCGGACCCATTCAACCGAGCCCGAGCTGGTCGCGATGCGCGTCATCAGGGCTTCCAGCGTGAATTCGCGGAAGGCGCCTTCGATGATGTTCGGGCGACGCTCGGAGAACGTGTTGCCGACCGCGTTGGTGACCGTGTTCTTCACGTCCATATGGACTTTGATGCGGCCGTCCTGCTTCACGAACTCCTGGTAATTCGCGTGCTTGGTCACCAGCAGGCCAACGGTTTCCTCGGCGGCCGGGTTGTCTTGCTGCGCAGTTCCCTTTTGCTCCAGCTGCAGCAGGCGGTCGGCCAGCGCACGCTGTTCGGTGCCCAGGTTATCCAGCGCCGTCTTGGTGTCCTTGCTCACCTGGCCGAGATTCTTGATTTCCTCGGTCGCCTTGTCGGACATCTTGGTAATCTTCGATTCGACGCTGTCCAGCGCTTTCATAATGCCGGCGGCGTCGATCTCGCCGGACATGAGCAGTGCAGCGGACATGCCCAGGCCAGCGCCGGAGTCACCAGCGAACAGGGATTGGACATCGACGCCGCAGGCTTGCGCGACGCCAGCGACTGCGGCCAGGCCCAGCAGGAGCACGGCGCGCAGGGGAATACCGAATACAGTACGTTTCATATTTGCCTTTCAGGTAAAAAGAAGGCCGCCTCGCGGGCGGCCAATGGGGGTGGTTTGGGGTGAAGTTATTCGGCCATGCGTGCCAAGCGCGCCATGACCTCTCCGGCAGTTTTCGCATCCAGTCCGTCAGCAAGAGCATCCCGCCCGCTGAAAATCTGTTTTGCGCGGGAGGCAACCGCCACCGCCCCCTTCTTGCTCAGCCCTGCATCCCGCAGGAGCCGTTCAAATTCACGTTCCGTCGTGCATTCGGCCACCGCCTGGTCAAACGCCTCGCTCTTGACCGAATCGAGGTCAATACGGGCATCGCTATCGGCAGGGAATACCACCGGGGAGATTTCGACCAGGTTGGTCCATTTGCGGATGATGCGGCCAGTCTCGGTGTCCTCGTAGTCACCCTTTTTGACCCAGCCTCCGATGGACAGACCATCCAGCGTTCCGTGTGTCATGGCGGCGCGCACGTCCGACGAGAGACTCAGGTTCGGAGTGAGCTCGCCTTCCACCCACAGGCCGTGGTCGTCTTCCTTCAACTGGGTCCACTTCCCGATGGGAATCGAGTTCCAGTTGTGATTGAAGAACATCTTCGGCTGCATGGCCCGCAGCGTGGCGGCGAATGCGCCCTTGAGGATAGTGTCGCCGTAACTGTCCACGCCGTTAAATACGGATGCGTACCCTTTGAACGTGCCGGCGGCGCCGTCCATCTTCAGGTCGACCTGGTCGAGTTTCAGGAGTTTCTTGATCAGCATGTTTTTCTCACTGTGCAATGTTGTCGCCGCTACCGCCCTTGGCTGGAGTCACCTTGCCAAGTAGCGACAGCGGCACGAGGTTGGATTGCGCCGTCAGTACGTCCGACTCGGGACGCCACGACAGCCCTTCCAGCTGCCGCACCTCGGCGCGGGTCTGCAGGCCGTTCTGTACGTACTTGGCGTAGATGTCCGCGCGGTCCTTCGGAGTGGCTCGCAGCAGAGCATCCATGGAGTGCTCCACCACCAAGCTTGCGCGCTGGCGCGGCGTAAGCACGCAGCGGCGGATCGCCTGGGCGATATTCACGACCATCGGCATGATCGTGAACACGCACCAGCCCTCGCGGATCTGCTCGATGCCCGTGCCCCAGGCCGTCACGTTTGCGTGGTGCACCAGCACCGGCGGCACATCGAACCACCGGCAGATTTCTTCCACTTCAAAGCGCCGCGTTTCCAGCAGCTGCTGCTCGGCAGGGGTCAGCGACGCCGGCTGGTATTTCATGTTCGCTTCGAGCAGGTGCAGACGAGACGTCGCGCCTTCGGCCATGTCGGCGAAGTTGCGCTTAACCGCCTCGCGCTGCTCCTTGTTCAGGATCTTGTCGATCATGAGGATGCCGGTCGGCTTGCCGCCGGCGCCGAACATCTTGCTCGCGTCGAGCTGGGCCTTCGCTGCGCCATCCAGCGTTGGCGCCATGAACTCCAGCTTCGAGAGGCCTACGGTGCCGTTGCCCAGGTTCTTGAGGTGCAGCACGTTCTCGGCCGCCAGCACTGCGATGCTGTTGCCGATCGAGTATTTGTAGACCATGGAACCGTCATCCAGAACCACGTGTTCGACCTGGTCGCTCGGCATCGGCCAGAGCGCGACCGCCTCGCCATTGGCGTCGCGTTCGATACGCGCGTAGGCGTTACCGCGCAAGTCGTGCCACATGATCAGCGCCCGCCAGAATTCGAAAGGCGTCATGCGGGGGTTCGGCTGGTCGTGCAGGATGGCGTAGAGCCTGTCCGTCCGCGCCAGCGTCTTTTCACCGTTGACTTGCTTGTAGACGAAGATCGGCAGGCTGGCCAGCGTCGTCGCGCGGCGGTCGACGCAGGCCCAGACGGTACTGATCTGCAGCGCTCCATCGACGCCGACCTGCCGTGTGCCGTCATTCAGCGAATTGCCGGGTAGGCCATCCTGCACGCCGGTCTTCTCGGCAGTGGCGCCACCACGGCCAAGATACGACCGGAGAGAGGAGAAAAATTTCATGTGCTTATCGGTCTTTCGAGGTAATCATCCAGTTGGCCTTCCTGCTCGTTTGCAGCGGTCGCGCGGCTCAATGCCATGACAGTCGCGACGATGCCGTCGATGCGCCCGTGGGCGTTCGACTTCTTTTTGTCAGGACGGAAGTTGCCGTTCGTATCGAACAGCAGGGCCACGTTTGCCGCGCAATAGCGCAGTACGGGATTGCCGCCATGCTGCAGGCGCTTGCCATACACCAGCTCCTCCAGCATCTTGCTGCCGGGGTACATGCCGCCCGTGTTCTGCGGCACCTCCACCAGCGGCACGTTCTGCGCGAGCAGCTCGTTGGCCAGCTGCAGCGCATTCCAGCGGTCAAAGCCGATCTCCACGACATCAAAGTCGCGCATCGCCTGCAAGACCTGTTCGCGGACCGGACCGTAGTCGGTGACATTGCCTTCGGTCGCTGTCAGCCAACCTGCCTTGACCCACTTTTCATACGGCGCCGCGTCATCTTCGGACTGGGCGGTGATTTTCTCGCTCGGGCACCAGAACCAGACCAGGACATACCACTCGCCGTCCGGCTCGTCCGGTGGAAACACCAGGGAGAACGCGGTGAGGTCGCGCGTCGAAGCCAGGTCCAGCCCGCCGTAACAGCGCCGCCCCTTTAGCACGTCGGGATCAAACTTCCGCTTGCCGTGGTCCCACACGGCCAGGTCGAACCAGCCATCGGCGCTGTTGCACCAGATGTTCAGGTCCTTCGTGAAGAAGTTGACGCGGGCGCCAGGCATAGCCGCAGCCTTGCGCGCCTGCGCCCGCATGTACTCCCACTTCTTCGACAGGCCGATGCCGGGGTTTGCCTTCGGCCAGTTGCGCTCATCGAACGGATCGTCGTCCTTGTCCAGCGTGTAGATGTAGCCGAAGTAGCTGTCGTCCTTGCGCCGCCCTTCAAGCACCGATATCAGGTAGTCGCGCTGCTCCGTGCAAATGCCGTCGAGGATGAAGCCGGCCGTGGTAATCGCGGACAGCAGCGGTTGCTCCCGCGCGCCCAGTGCCGACTCCATCACATCCCACACATCGCGGTGCTTCTGCGCATGCAGCTCATCGAAGAGGATCGCAGACGGATTCAAGCCGTCCAGGTTCTCCGCGTTCGCCGGCAGCGGCAAGAACACCGAGTTGTCGTCCAGCTCGATCTTCTCCTGGTTCATGCCACCGAAGATCTTGAACGACCGCGCCACGCCTGGCGAGCGCTTCGCCCAGCGCTTGATGTTGTCAAACGCGGGCTTGAATACGGTCATCGCCTGGTTACGCGTGGTCGCGACCGCGTACACCTCGGCGCCGGCCTCGCCGTCCATACAGAACAGGTACGCGCCCTGCGGTCCCTTCCAGGTGCTCTTGCCGTTCTTCCGAGCGACTTCTTCATAGGCTCGACTGAACCGCCTTCTGCCGTCGCTCGCGCGGCGCCAGCCATACAGCACCGCCGTCCAGAAGCGCTGCCACGGGTCCAGCAGGATCGGCTTGCCCGCCAGTGGCCCCTTGATATGCACGAAGAAGCGCTGGATGTAATCGATGACGTGGCGGCCGTGCTCGGGCGAGAAATACAGGCCGCGATAGGCACCGTCTACCAGATCCTGGTAGTGCCGCTGCACCGCGAGGTACACGTAACGGCCCACAGTGACCTCGCCACGCAGTACTGGCAGTCCGTACTCGATGTCCCAGTCATGTAAGACAGAGGGGATCAGTGACTGGAGCTTTTTTGCGGAAAGTTTCGTCCGTGACTTACGAGGTTTGCGAACAAGTCGTCCTGCTGCCCCTGCGGCCCCGTGTCTTTGCGCACGCGCGCCAGGGACGGGATTGTCAAACACGCTTTCGGCAGCCATTGGCCCAGCTCCATTTTCAAACGCTTCTCATCGTCGGCCCAAGGTGTGGGCGTCGACCAGCCGGTCTTCGACGTCTGCGAGCGGCCTTTCTCTTCGCACTCTTCGCGCGCCTTCATCCAGTCGATGAAGGTCCGCACAATCACGGCGATCGGCATGCCCGCAGTCATGTGCTCGATAGCTGCAGCGCGGAGCGACTCGCAGATGTATTCGTACACCGCACGTTCTTCGTCGCTCAGCAAGATTGCCGGCGGCGGTTCCGGTGAAGTCACCGGTCCCGAGCTTGTGACGGCTGCGCCACCGACCACCGGCGGCGCCGTGCCGAACTGATTTTTGAAGTCCATGGTCGTTATCCAGCCGCGGAACTGCGGCAGTAGTTGAAGGAAGCGGGGATGCCCGGCTTCACAAGGTCAAACCCCGGGGGGGTAGTTTTCGCTCCGCGAAAAAATCCAGGGAACCGTCCGGTTTCCGCCGGCACCCGCCCCGACTTTCGACCCGCCCTACCCCTGCCGGGCACGACGGCGCCCGCGCTGCTGCTCGGCTTGGCTCTTTTCGTCGTGGCACGCGTCGCACAGGCCCTGCTCGTTCGTTTCATCGTCCAGGCCGCCTTCGGCGAGCGGAATGATGTGATCACGCTGAGTGGCTGGAGTAGCGCGCCCCTGGCGCCGGCACTCAGCGCATAGCGGATCGCGGGAGAACAGCGCCGCGCGCATTGCCTGCAGTCTGCGGCCGGTGATGCGCCTTGTTGGGGTCACCTTCTTCCAAGCCGCCTTTGGATGGGCAGCGCAGCGTCCGCTACCATCCCGCACCAGCACGCTGCATGTGGGATGGCTGCAAGGCCGTGGTGCTGCTGATGGCATGCGCGACCTCTCCTTCGATTTGTGCAGACGTCTGCACAGTTTTGATAGATGCCGGCGCCCGCGACAAGCAGGAACCGCTCGAAAGCGGCCGGAGCCTCTTGCCCTTAAACACGTCGACGGCTGCGCCCGTTATTCATACCGCCACTGGGAGCGCGCTGGCGGCTGTCGCAGCAGGCAACTAACGAATCGGTGCGCCTTCGGAATTCGAGCACTGATGGAGGTTGAACGGGACATTCGGCAACTTGCCGTAGATTTGTCCTGCTACCCGACCGCTCTGATATATTGCGAGAAGTTGCTCAGCCGACAAGCTGTTGACGACTGCATCCTCACGGATCGAACGCAGCACACTTTCAATATCTACATTCACGTTCATGGAGATCTCCAGATGCAAAGAAAAGTCGTTACGAAACAATTCACAGTACGGAGCGAGTCAGGAAAGACTGCTGAATTACTGGAGTACACGAGACAAACGCTATACAAACCGCTTAGCGAACCCGAGCAATGGCTGAATGGATCACGCTCTTACGAATCCAGAACCGGTGATCCATTCAACCCGATGCCGGACGGTTCGTTCCAACACGTGGTGACGGAAGAGATATTCCGCTCCGTCTGACGCCAGGGCCGGAACTGAGGCAGCAATAGAAAAGGCCCGCGCAATGACGGGCCTTCGTTACTTGTTGTCCTTTAGCCGAGCACGCGCCTCCGCCAAGGAGACGCCGATTCGGCTAAAGGCACGGTCAAGCCGGCAAACAAGTTGTAGGGCGAATAGTAGCCGCGATCAAAAACAGTAATCAAGGATTATTTTCGATTGCGCTGGAGTACACCATCGCCGCGCCACCGACTTTTGCCAGGACCGCCTGCAGATCCCGCTCCGCTTTGGCGATGACCAGTGGCACGTGCCGGCCACGCACGCCGTTGAGGAAGTCCCGAATCTTGCATGCCGGCCAGCGCTGGATATACAAGCACTTCAGCGCCTGGCGGGCGTTGTAGTCGCCCAGCGTACGCCACGCCGCCTCTACCAACCATCCATCCAGTTCATCCACGGAGACCAGCGGGCTGAGCGGCTTAATCTTCTCGTCCCTGATGTCGCCGTCCGGCGGCGCCTCCGACGTGCGCAGCTTCACGTACAGCTTGGCCCAGCCCGCACAGTAGGACGCCGAAGAGTCCACCGCGCCGCCGGCACCGCGCACCACCTTGCGCCAGTTCTCCATGCGGCCCAGGAACTCCTGCCGCTGCGGCGACTCCCTGCGCACTGCCTGCCCAGGCGAACGCTGGACCACCTTCGATTGCGCCTCAACCTCTGCAAAGACCACTCCGCCCACTTCAATCTCAACGCCCATTCGCTACCTTTCTTTCGTATGCCCGTTTTCTACACTGAACCGCTTGATAATTCCGCTTCTTATAACCCGGATCAGGCTTTTCAGGCTTCGCTTCAAACCCTGCTTCGCTGCAACCCGCACCAATACTCACTTAGAGCATGGTATGCATGGTTGCAGGGTTGTTTTGAATGTGACGTACAAAAAAAATGAACGCAATCCATCCAAACAAAATCCCGCACACGTGGGCGCAACCCTGCTAACCCTGCAACCCTGCTACAACCTAGAATCCATGCGGGTTTGCGCGGAGCAGGGTTTGATTCATACCCAGCTCAACCCTGCACTCAACCCAGCTCACCTTCGCCACGCACATCCGCCAACTTCCTGAATTTGTCGATCGCCTCCTCCAACTGCTCCTTGGTCGGACGGTCGATCTCATAGACCATGCGGCTCTTTGGCTGCTTATTGCCCACCGCTACCTTGCGCTTCACCTTGTGTTCCCTGCTGGCGATAAAGCCCGAGAACTTGGTCAGCGACAGCTGCTTCTCTCCACTCTTGTCACACCACCGGCGATAGATCTTGTAGAGGTCTTCAGTCAGACAGGAGCAGTACGGGGCATCAAGATAGCCATCCTTCCAGGCGCGATGAAAGGACATCCAGCCGTTCAGGCCGAACTCGATCACGCGCTCCTTCGCCAGCGTCATAGGAGGCTTCGTATGTTCGTTGAAGCCATCGAGCGGAAAGTTCAGCAGGAAGTGATAAAAGGCTTCAATACCGCCAGCTTCAATGGAATCCTTGACCTTGCGATAAAACTCCTCCGACTGCTTGGTCCGTGCCTCAATCACCATGAAGCGGCGGTCCTCCAGCTCGATTGGAATCGGCTGCGGCTCATTGGAGAGAAAGGCTGCGTTCATGTGGTTGCGCTCGGCGCGCTCCGGCAGGTTCTTCTGGTTGATGCTCATATGCTTGCCGGTGACCATGTACTTCAGCGTGCCGTTATGGCTGTACTTGTCGTCACGCGACAGCACCTCCTCGAACAGCACGAACAACTTGCGCGAGCGCCAAGCCGTGAAAGTCGAGTCCAACTGGTGCTGACTAGCCACGGTGCCGTAGTCACCATAGATCGGCGCAATCACATCCTGGAAGAAGAGGCTTTTGCCGGTGCCCTGCTTTTCGCCAAACATCAGCAAGGCCGTTTGCATCTTGGCGCCAGGATGCTGCAGCGGATAGGCCAGCCAGCGCAAGATCCAGGCCACGCACTCATCCACGTTGTCTTCGGCTCCGCACAGCGACTCAAGGAGCCCGAGGATTGGCAGGACCAGTTGTTCGTTCGCCTTCGGCACCAACGGCCAGCCGAGGAAGATGTTCACGTGCGTGACCGGGTCGGCTTGCTGCGTCGGATCGAACACCAGGTTCTTGGCCTCGATGGTCTTGCGCATGGCGTGCTCTTGCCACTTACTCGTGAGCTCCGCCGTGTAATCTGCGCGCACCGCGCCCAGGCTCATGACCTGCTGGCCGATGCCATCCCACACCGTTTCAGTGCCGCGCAGAAGAGTCAGCTGCTCCAGCATCTCAGCCAACTTACCGCCCCCCGCCCCCCCCTCAATCGATTTGCCGCCGACCAGGGCGGGTAGGCTCTCGCGCATGATCGTGCGCCGGCCTTCGGACTTCTCCCAGCTGGCCGCCATTTCCTTGCCCACCCAGGCCGTGAAAGCCGATTTCTTCAGGCGCTGCTTGCGCAGACCGTCCCACACATCCGTGGTTGGATAGATCAGAGAGAAATGCGCCAACAGCACTTCCAGCGTAGGAACGCGCAAGCTGGGGGCCTCGCCATCAACAGCAGCCGATGGTAGATCCGCCGCCACTACCTGACGCGGCTCCACTGGCGCTACCAGCGCAGCATCGACTTCCACAGAGGATGCGGGAGACGACTGATCGGCGTAGGGCCGGTTCGCGATGGCGGCCATCACCTGCTCGCGCGCAGCGTCCAGCGACTCCTCCACATGCAGGTCGTTGAAATCGGTCCACTTGTTCTCGCCGCGGTTGACGAATGCAGGCCACACGACACGTGCGTTGCCGACTTCACGCGCCGCAGCGCGGGCGCTGGAGATACCGGCATTCTCGAACTTCCAGATCTGGAATCGACGGCCGGAGCGCACATCCGCCTCAATGTAATCGGTGCCAGTGAAATCCTTACGCCAAGTCGCGCGCACCGTAACCGCATCGCCCTTGGCGTTCTGCAACACATGGTCCGCGCCATCAATTGGTGGCGCCGCCACATCAAATTCTTCGAAAAGATCACGCTCGTAACGGTGGACAAGCTGCCAGTCGTCGTCAGCGAAGATGATAAGCTCTGCTGCAGGGAAGTCTGTACGCAGCTGGCGCGCCATCGCGAGAATGTTCCCAGCCATGAAGGTCAGCATAACCGGCAGCGCTTCGTCGCAAGCCATGCGTACCGAGCGCCCACTGGCATACCCTTCAGCCAAGCCGATCTGGCATGTGTCGGCGCTGATCGTACCGAGGAGGTAGCCGGCGCCGATCATGTCAGCGCCGGCATTAAAGCGCTTCTCGCCTGTCGGATTGATCTTCTGCACGCATACCAGGTCACCACCGCCACGCGAGTAGCGGCGCGCCGGCACCAGCAGCGTGCCACTCTCTTCAACGCGCACGCCTTCTGCGGTGATCTTCTTGCGCACCAGGTAGGGAACTTCTGCAGTGGCGTCCACGGCCTTGGCTTGACGCCACTGGCGACGAGCCCGGCCAGCGGCCAGCTCCGCAACGTGCTTGCGGCGCTGCTCATCGTCTCGTTCTTTCTGCTCTTGGCGGCGTTTGAGTTCCGCCAGCTCTTCGTCAGTGATACCGGACCAGTCTACGTCAACCTTTACGGTCCCCGGATCACGCCCCTGCCAACGACCAAACGAACCGGCCACTACCATGCGCCCGTCCTTCAGTACGATCTCCGACAGCTTGTACCACGACTTCTTACCCTTGCCGAATTTCTTGAACTTGCCGCTGGTGTCCAGCGGTATCGACGGCAATGCCGGCAACACCGCAGACATCTGCGCCAGTACATCAGTGACCGTTGCCATTTACTTGCTTTCCGGCCGCACCGAGGATTTATAAGGGACCTGTACGCCGCCCATCATTGACGGAATATCCCGGTAGTCCATAGCGCCTGGGCGCAGTACCATCGCACTACGGCTGCGGAGCGGGCGATTCACGATGGCCGTGCGCGGCGCAGCCAGTTCACCGATATATTTCACTTCTGCCGGTTCAGGGCCTTCCGCGAAGCGCAGGCCATCCTTTGTGATCTCGATACCATTTCGGACAATGCGCGCCAGACCGGCGCCGCACAGCGCGTTGACAACCTCCTGCTCGAACTGGATGCGCCCACGAGTCCACCCCACACGCGCCATCAAAGTAACAGGGCGAACAGTGGTTCGTGCCGCAAACAGCGCGATCAAGGTATTAGCGGGAAAAGTCCCGCGACGAGGCAGGTTTTTAGCCATTGACCACCTCCAGACGCGCATGTGCCGGGGCAGGTGTTGGGCAATACTCCAGAACTTGCAGCGCATTGATCTGGCAGAGCGTCGCATGCATTCGGTTCACGATGTCCTGTAGATCGGCGCTCTCCCGCTTGTCGATCTTACCGTCCTTCTTCGCTGCGAGATATGCGGCGGACAGTTCACCCAGCTCGATGTTCAGCTCAATGAGCTTATCGTGGATTTCCTCATCCGAAAGGTCTCCGACCTTCGGCAGCTCGTAGAAGATACCGCCGCTGGCATGAGCTACAGCTTGGGCAAAATGTGTCGTTCCGGCGTATCGTTGGATCAAGAGGGCCGTATCAACGCGCATGCCAGATCCCTTGACTTCGTACACTCGCGCTTCCAGCGCAGACTTCGTCATGCCCAGGGTCCCAGCGGTACCGGCCCAGCCATGAACTTTGATCATTTCTTGGTATGCAGCCAATAACTCCACAGTATCTTCCTTCACTTCTTGGGTTTCAGATAACAAAACTATCGATTACCATTGCCTATGCTCGTAAAACAAAGGCGGCTCAAAAGGTCTTAATTAGGGGTGTCAGAAGGCGGCGGATTGCTGCCTGGTTGACGCAGGTATTCCCAGAAGCCCGACTTGTCCGGGCGCAGGTCTTGGCACGTGACGGCAACATCAGTCGCCTTCTCGATCTGTGCGCAGCGTTCGAGCGGAATTAGTCGCTTGCCCTTGCGCCATTCACTGATGGCCTGAGGGGAAACGTCCAAAATCCGCGCGAGGTTCGCCGCTCCGACGATGTCGCAAGCTTTTTGAAATGGAGTATTCATGGCGACCCATGGTAAGGCATTGCCTTACTTTGGTCAAGTATTGATTGATGCGATCATTGCATCAGAAAATCAAGCAATGCTTGATAATTCAACTCACGGTTTAAACCAATGACGGCACTGCCAATACCCCCACTCTCAGCCAAGATTCGCCAAGCCATCGACGAGAGCGGCCGGACCAAAGCGGACATTGCGCGGGAGCTTGGCGTGACCAAGCAGTCCATCACTGGTTGGATTGAGTCCGGGCGTATTAGCAAGCCAAACCTGCTGAAACTGGCAGAGCTCCTAGAAATCAATATCAATTGGTTTATGGACAATACCATGGGGCAAGATGCCCTGAAACATGGTAAATTGCAGCTTGTGAAGACTTCCCCGCCGGCGTTCACCAGCAATGTCTCGCCGACAGCAATAGGTAAAAGAGCAATACCCGTGATTTCTGCAATTCAAGCTGGCGCGCTCAAGGAAATAGCGCAACCTTACGAGGCAGGCGATGGCTATGCCACTGTTTATGCCGATGATGACTACTCGAAGTGGGCGTTCGCTTTGGAGATAGAGGGCGAATCGATGATGCCTGAGTTCCGGCCGGGCGACATCGTGATCATTGAGCCCGAGTGGCAGCCACGACCAGGTGAATACGTGGCCGCGAAAAATGGCAGCGAAGAGGCTACGTTCAAGAAATACCGTCCACGCGGGACGAATGCAACAGGCGACATGATCTTTGAACTCGCCCCGCTGAATGAAGACTATCCTACCTTACGAAGCGACATAACGCCTTTGACCATCATCGGAGTTATGGCCGAACACCGCCGCAAGGCTCGACGCCGCTAGAATTCAACCTCCCGTGTAGAGAACCCGCTGATGCGGGTTTTTTTTCGTCTACTGCTTTACTGCACGGTAAATCTTTGCTTGACCATGAGTAAAGCATTGCCTTATCATCGCCTAACTTACTTCAAGGGAGGCAAACCATGCAGTCAAGCAGTGCAGTCGGCGCCAGCTCTAAAAATCAAGACCACACGGTGCGAGTAGTGCAGAAAACCGAGGACCCCTATCAGGGCCTCAAAGGACATGCTTACATCGCGGCCCGCAATCTTTCACCGCATGTAACGAGGCGTGTTCAGACGTCTGCACAGCAGGTGCCAAGCGCTCCCCGCGAGGTGAGTAAATGAGCGCTGCATCGATGCCCCTGACCTTTGCCAGCGGCACACCAGGCGATCAGGCAGCTGCACTCGTTGCCAGTCTGGCTAAGCTGCAGATCGCTGCCGCCAACGTCGTGGAACTCGCCGAGCAGGCGGGCTTCGCCGGCATGCGCGGCGACACTGTTGACGATCTCCGCACCGCCCTGGCCATTCACGGCCACGTGGTCCACCAGTTCAACGTGACGGTGCGCACCAGCTGCAGCACCTCCACCTTCTGCACATGCGCCACTTCCTCCATGGCAGCGGCACAAGCGGCCGCTGAGTGCCAGGGCGATACGCCTTGTGGCATCACCGTTACGCCAGTCGAGCCGGACCGCCAGGCGCTCGCCGCCACGGCCCGCGCCATGGGCGTGAAAGGCCGCCTGGACGACGCGCTAAAAGACCCGACCCTTCGCGTGGCCATCAATTCCTTTGCGCGCAAGCAGCTGCGCCGCAGCCACACCACCGATTTCAAATCCCTCGCGGCGAACGACCGCGATTAACCAGGAATCCTTATGGCAACTGAACTTACCCTCATCCCGGCCCCACAACTGGCTCCGAATGGCCTGCCAGCCGTGCTCAACGAATTGAAAATGGAAGACGGCAGCAGCTTCGGCCACTTCAACGTGACGCACCTGGTCAACTCCCCAGGCAACCGCAAGCGCTTCAGCGAAGACGGATTGCTACAGCTTGCCGCATCGATCCGCGAAAAGGGCGTCGCGCAGCCGATACTGATCCGACCACTTCCAGCAGCCGCAGACGGTACGCCACGCTGGGAGGTTGTCGCAGGTGAGCGCCGCTGGCGCTCTTCGGTCATGGCGCCAATCAACCATATCCCTGCCACTTGCCGCTCCATGACCGACCAGGAGGCCGACGAACTGCAGATCCTTGAGAACTTGCAGCGCGAAGATCCGCATCCACTGGAGGAAGCTGAGGGCTATGAGCGGATGATGTTCAAACATGGCTACTCCGCCGACCAGCTGGCCGAGCGCGTCAAGAAGAGCCGGGCCTACATCTACGCCCGCCTGAAGCTGTGCGCGCTCTCGCTCGGCGTCCGGGAATCCTTCCTGGACAATGCAATCTCCGCGTCCACTGCTCTGCTCATCGCGCGTATTCCAGTGCCCGAGCTGCAGCTGAAAGCTTTAGCAGAGATCCTGAAACCCGACTGGCGCGGCGAAACCATGTCCTATCGCGCCGCTGCGGCTCACATCGAACAACGTTACACCCTCGATCTGGAGGATGCCCCTTTTGACCTAAAGGATGCAAAGCTGCTCGCAACAGCAGGGAACTGCATCAAGTGCCCAAAGCGCACCGGCAATCAGCCAGAAATTTACAAGGATGCAAAAAGTGCAGACGTCTGCACTGATCCTGACTGCTTCGCTGAGAAGAAGGCCGCGCACTACCAGCGCATCATCGTCACCGCGAACAAGAAGGGCATTCCAGTGCTGGAAGGCGATGAAGCCGTGGATGCATCACCGAACAACTGGAGCCGCGATGTGGAATTCGTGAGCGAAGACCATCATTTGAGCGCATTTGACCGAGTGGCACAGGCAACAGGAATGGCCGGATCGATCAAAAAGCACCTGGCGGCCGCCGCCATGCCCGCGCCGGCTAAATACCTTAAAGATGACGATGGCAGCGTTGACGCACTCTATCGACGCGAGGACATTCAGGCCGCACTGGAAAAAGTTGGGGCTTGCGAAACTGTGGAAGTGCACACCGCCCGCCTGTCCACGAAGGGCGACGAAAACCCACACGACAAAGCCCAGAAGGCCGCGCTGAAGGATCGGCAAGAGCGCGAGGAAAAAGAACGTCGTGCTCAATCCATTACGCTCGAGCGCGTAACTCGCTATCGCAAGCTGCGGGCACACATCAGCGCCTTAGGTGGCATGGACACTCCCATGCTGCGCGAGCTTGCCAAAGCGATGGTCAGCGACTATCCCCTGCCAGACGACCTGATCGGCGACCTGTACGACTTCGAACGCGACGACGATGCGGTCTGCGCGTTCATCGACCAGGCTGACTATCCAGCGATCCAGCTGCTGATGATGGACCTTATTGTGGGTGAAAGCCTGAGCGTGGGCGTCTGGGACCTTGATGATGAGCCGACAGCTGCCTACTGGGCTGTGCACACCATGGCAGATGCTGTGGGTATCGAAGTCACGCCGGCCGATCTGGCGGTTGCCGGCATCGATGTCGCCGATCTGGAGGACGCCGTGGATGTCCGCGATGCCATTGCCGAGAACATCGAGCACTTGGGCGCCGTGGCCGCGCACATCATCGACAAAGCGCCGCACCACCTGGCGAACGTGGAGGTCGCCGCGAACAGCCTGGGCTATTTCTACAGCACTGCCGGCTGGCAAAAACAGGCTGAACAGACATCCACGGTAGATAGCACGGATTCCGCTACGCCGCGCAAAACGCTCACGGTCAGCCGCAAGCCAGCAGCCAAGGAGGATGCCACCGAGAACAGTAGCGGGCCGACTATCTCCGTCAAGAAGACGCGACTGACGCCGGCGGCCGCTTGGCCGTTCCCGACCCAACAACGCACCACCGCGCATGAATCGAATTCTTGACCTATCGATGCTCGCGCTCTTCACCACCGCCAGCTTCGCGCTGGTGATGGTGGTAACCGGATAGACGCAACTCACTCAGCCACCGAATTATGAACGCCTTCAACAATCACACCAATGTGCACGTGAATCGCCCAACCACGCACTCGATCCTTAGCAGCCTGGTCGGCGAACTGGCTGCGGCGGAGGAAATCCTGGACACCGTGCGCCCCTTCCTGAACCTGTCGCAGCTGCTGCACATCAAGATCGATCTGCAGGCGCGCGGCGTGGTCGAACAGCACACGCTGCGCGCGCCGGAGCGCCAGGCCGTCCTAGCCCTGGCCAGAAGCTACCAGCCTGCCCATGCGTCCCTGCACTCAGCAAGCCAAGACTTGGTGCAGCGCCTGCGTACAGTCGCCGGCCAGAGCATCGTCAAGCCGCCGGCACTGGATCTGGAAGCTGCAAACCACATAGAACAGCTGGAGCAGCGCATCGCAGAGTTGCTGGCCGCCCTGGCTCCCTTCCTGCGCGCGGAGCCGACATGATCAGATACCTCACCATTCCAAAATTTGCGGCCGAGTCCGGATATACCGAGGATGCCATTCGCACGAAGATCAGGGATGGGATCTGGCCGAAGGGGAAGGTCTGGATAAAGGCGCCAGACAACAGAATTCTGATTGACACACAAGGATACGAATCATGGGTCGAGACGGGCGTGGCGTTAAAGCCGCATCGCAAACCAGTATTGAAATCACCTTCATGTATAACGGCACTCGTTGCCGCGAGCGAATCGCGCTCAAGCCCACCTCCGCTAATCTGAAGCGAGCCGAGCAGCACCGCGCCGCCGTGCTGCATGCCATTTCTACAGGCTCGTTCGACTATGCGAAGACGTTTCCAAATTCACTGAAGGCGCGCCAGTTCGCGGCGCAACCTGGTGATGTAGATACGTTCGACACATACCTTGAGTCCTGGCTCGAAGGCAAGCGCAAGCACTTGAAGTCCAGCACGTTCAATGGCTATCGCAAGGTTGTTTATGGGCGCCTGATCCCGTGGTTCGGGAAGCTCACTCTCTCCGAGTTCGCCCGCAAACACATGAAGGACAAGCTGAACGAAATCACTGCCACGAACAAGACGTTTGCCAACATCCAGAGCGTTATGCGCAAGGCCCTGGACGATGCCATTGATGACGAACTGATTGAAAATAACCCGCTGGCCAACTGGTGCTATGCAATCGTTGAACAGCCGCGCGAAACTGACGACATTGACCCGTTCACCAAGGAGGAGCAAGCCGCGATCCTGGCTCAGCTAAAGGACCAGGGCGCCAACCTCATCAAGTTCGCGTTTTGGACGGGGCTGCGGACATCAGAACTGGTAGCCCTCAATTGGGGCGATATCGACTTCGTCCGTGGCGTCATCAAAGTCACCAGGGCCATGACCCAGTCGTCCAAAGTTGCGGAAACGACCAAGACCACTGCTGGCCGCAGGGAAGTCAAGTTGCTCGGTCCCGCGCTTGAGGCAATTCAAGATCAGAAGCAGTTCACCTGGTTGGCCGGCGATGAGGTATTCCAGAATCCGCAGACATCAAAGCGATGGGCGGGCGATCAACCCATCCGCAAAACCCTGTGGACTTGGGCACTGAAGCGTGCCGGCGTGCGCTATCGCAAGCCATACCAGACTCGTCACACTTTTGCGAGCATGATGCTCTCGGCCGGCGAGCATCCGATGTGGGTCGCGCAGCAGATGGGCCACGCAGACTGGACTATGATTGCTCGCGTTTACGGGCGCTGGATGCCAGATGCAGACCCTAACGCAGGCACGCGAGCAGAGAATATGTTCGTGCAGAACGCACAACAAAGAGCGACGAAGTGATTCCGTACTCACCTCAGATCCGAGCAGCTCTAATTGGAAGTCTCAACCGCGTGTTTGAGGCGGTTTAGTGTATATACGTATCTAGGCTGCCGGTTGCGCTCTTTGATCTCTCGCCGCTTAAGTTCTACAAGCCACGGCTTTGAAGAGATCAAAGTTACGTCAATCGGCTCTTCGTCGAGCTCCAGCTGTCCGCTCAACTGTTTCAACACTGGGGCACCGACGGGGCCCTTTATAACGACCTGTTGGCCGTTTTCATCCAAATAGAGGTCGAACCTTCGCGAATCAGGAAGCATGAACAGTCGACCGGTGCGCTCAATGACTGTCTCCGAAATCTCAAGTTCCTTTACACGACTACGGGCCAACGCAACTGCGTCACGATCCAACAGGAAATCACGCGCACCTTGCACTACTCGCAACGTCGCGCCGTGCTCGTCCAACCTTTGAAAGAACTGCTTCATCGTGACGAGTATCCGCTCGTCAAGTTGAGCGGCCGCCTCATCAAAAATCTCTTCATCGTTCGCACCAATGCGCGAAAGGATGTCAGAGACCTCGTCCACGACGTCCTTGAGTGGTGTGCCCACAATCTCAACGGTATCACCAGCCTCCGAGAGGACGAAGCCAAATGACCCTCGTACGACGTCGGTGACCAGCATTTGCGAATGATCGTTTAACGGTACTGGACCAGTCTTCTTGAGTGGACCAATCTCTTTTCCTGTGAACCGTTTCGAGATCAGAGTCTGGATGTCATCAAGAGCTTTACCTGCAAAATCCGCATTGATTCCGCGCGATCCTTGGACCGGTCCACCTCCAAAGAAAATCCCAAGCTCAGCATGATTGTCGATGACGGCTCCGATCTTGGCGATCTCTCGTTCGATGTTATTTTTCCGAGACCTGTACTGCAGGAACCCGATTGGGTCCTCTTCACGCGAGCGAGACTCTAGCATGGCTTCCACGGCGGAGAGGTCAGCCTTCAGCACGTCTAGCTGTAGTTTCTTAAGCATGATTCGCCTCCTCGGCGCTAAAAACCAATTGCGCGAGATACTCGCGGGCCTCGTCATCATTCGAATTCATCGGAACCTGAATCATTCCTTTCCAGAGCGATGTCGCCCGCTGATGCGAGAAGAGGCCGAACCAATACCGAGTATCATCAATAAGCAGATCTGGCCTCTTCAACATGTCGATGAAGAACGCTTCACATCCAAATTGTGCTTTCGCCTGATCAGGATCAAATAGCCCGCCAAACTTCGCTACCCATGCGTCAAATTCCGCATCAGTGGCATACTTCCCCATATCTGGCGCAGGCGCAAAAGTTACCAAGTCAATGTCGCCTGGCGGCCGTCCACGAGTAACTTCGACATTTTCAACGAAGCTACCATCGATCCATTGAAATCCAGACGCTACACCAGCAGAACGCAGAGCTTTTCTATAGTCTAGCAGGCCAACCACAAGCGCGGCGCGAGGACCAGAAGTGGCGAAACGCCTAACGAACGCCAAGATGTCCGTCTTGTAGGGCGACATGGTCGCACGCTGGCCAGGGTCATCGCCAGTGAACGGTGGAAGAACCAACGAAGCGTTGAACGCAGGAATCATTGCCGTATCCGGAAACCTAATCTTGCCAGTATGACACAAATGTGCCAAACAGCAAAAAATACCAAGCGATGCGTCAATGACAGCCTTTCGCCAGCCCTCCGCTTGAATTCCGCATGATCTCTACATATGCGGCGGGTTCGATTCCCGCCGTCTCCACCACCGAATTAGATTTTCGTAGTTGAGTTAGATCCGAAAAACCGCGTTCCCCCTGGGGAAGCGCGGTTTTTTTGTCCTCTAACGGTTGAGATAGTCCATTAACGTCCTGCCCGAAAGGGGGGCAACATAGGCGGCAGGACGTGTATCGGATTTTCAGCCGCTCCCATGCTGCTGACTGATCTCACAACGCGTCTTGCATATGGCGCCCATTGCTGCTCGCGCAGCCAGTGGCGCACTGTCTTGCGGTCCAGTTGCAGCAGACGGGCAATCGCCGAAATCGACTGCCCTTGCGC